GCGTTAGCAACAAATTTGTTTGAAGCTGATGCAAACCAAGGTTCTCAAAACATATCGCAAGAAGATCTTGCGTTACCTTTCTTAAAAGTTTTGGGACAGCTATCTCCAGAGGTAAACAAAAGAGATGCTAAATATGTCGAAGGCGCAGAGCCCGGCAAAATCATAAACACTGTTACCAATGAATTGTTTGATGAGATACAAATAGTACCTTGTCACTACAAAAGACAATACATTGAATGGCAAGACAGAGGTACCAGCACTGGTGCACCTGTTGCAATGCACGATGCAGATAGTGATATCATTAGTCAAACTACAAGAGGTAAAGACTACAAAGATAGATTACCAAATGGTAACTATCTTGATAACACTGCACAACACTTTGTGTTGGCTTTGGGCAGCACGCCACAAACAGCATTGATTTCTATGAAAGGCACCCAGTTAAAGGTGAGCAGAAAGTGGAACTCAATGATGATGGGTATAAAAATGCAGGGTAAGAACGGACTTTTTACTCCGCCTACATACAGCCACATTTACAATCTAAAAACTGTGCAGATGTCTAATGACAAAGGTACATGGTTTGGATGGGACGTTACTAAAGTTGGTCCAGTCGAAGACAAAAATGTTTACGACATGGCAAAAAACTTTGCAGTTAGCGTAGGTAAAGGTGAGGTTCAGGCGAAGCATGGTAATAACGAGGCAGACTCAAAACAACCATACTAACAATATCCTAGGTAGTGGGCGTCAAAGCGAGAGTGGACGACGCCCACGTTTATTATGATTGAGAAGTTTAAAAAAATATTTACAGGATTAGACCGTGCTCATGGTGTCACAGTTGTTGGAGAATCAATTACCAATGGAACAAAAATAAAAGGTAAATCGTTTGTTAAAAGAGAACCGGTAACAGATGATTTATGGCAAAGCCATTTAGAAGGTAAAAATAGTTTAGGTGTTATACCTATTAATGATGACAACAAATGTAAGTGGGGATGTATAGACATTGATTCTTATGCAGGTTTTGATCATAAACAATTAATTCAAAAAATAGATAAATTAAATTTACCACTAATAGTATTTAGATCTAAATCTGGTGGTGCTCACGTATTTTTATTTACAGAAAACTACGTATCAGCTAAGTCAATGCAGGACAAATTAACAGAAATAAAAGCAGTATTAGGATATGCGGGATCAGAAGTTTTTCCAAAACAAACAGAATTAAAATCGAAAGATGATACAGGAAATTTCTTAAATTTACCATACTTTAATGGTAATAGAACAACAAGATATGCCTTTCATAAAAACGGAGAGGCTGCTACATTGGATGATTTTTTTGCTTTGTATGAAAATACAAAAGTAATAACTGTTGACAACATTAAAGTAGAAAGACCTACGTCAGAATATAGTGATGCACCACCTTGTATTGAAACATTGTCAATAAATAAAATAGAAGAAGGCGGTCGTAATAATGTTTTATTTCATTTTGGAACTTACGCAAAACAAAAATGGCCGAGTGAGTGGAAGTCAAAAGTAATTATGTTTAATGCAACCGCTATGAAAAAACCTATGGCGGATTCAGAAGTGCAAATAGTAATTAATCAACACGATAAAAAAGATTGGGGTTATAAATGTAAAGACACACCTATGTGCAACATGTGCGATAAAACTTTATGTAGAACTAGAAAGTATGGTATTGGCCAAGAAATATTATTTCCTGGGCTAACCGACCTTCAGGTTATTGACCTGGAGGATCCTTACTACTATCTCAATGTAGACGGAGAAAGATTATACTTAGAGAATGTAAAATATTTAAGACAACAAAGTTTATTTCAAGAGGCATGTATGAAACAATTAAGAAACAGACCACCTACATTAAAAGAAAAAGATTGGGTTACTATAACAAATTTATTATTACACAATGCAGAAGTTACGGAACCTGCAGAGGGATTACGAACAGAAGATCAACTACAAAATCATTTAGAGGAGTTTTGTTTAAACAGACAAGTGTCTACGGATAAAAGCGATTTAAAAAAAGGTGGTGTATGGACATCAGACGGATATCATCATTTTGTGTTTGATAGGTTTTATCATCAATTTTTAATGCGTAGAAGATGGGATCTTGGTTATTCTAGAACTGCTCAGTTGTTAAAAGAAAAATGTAATTGTGAAAATAAAAGAGTGGGTAAAGAAAAGTTATCTGTATTTGTTGTTAAAGAGTTTGAAAAAAAACAAGATGATTACAAACAAAAAGTATTAAAAGAAGAAGATCCATATTAATGAAAACAATTGTATTAGGACCACCAGGCACAGGAAAGACAACTACTTTGTTAAACAAAGTAGATGAGTATTTAAAAGAAACAGATCCTGATAAAGTAGGATATTTTGCTTTTACACAAAAAGCTGCATACGAAGCAAGAGATAGAGCCATAAAAAAATTTAATCTTACGGAAGATGACCTACCATATTTTAGAACACTACACTCACTTGCATTTAGAAAACTTGGTGTAAAAAAAGAAGACGTAATGCAGCGCAGACATTATGTTGATCTTGGAAACAAGTTAGGTTTTCCTGTTAATTATGCTAGATTTGAGGATGACCACAACGGTATTTTTACATCTGACAGTGAATACTTACGAATAATAAATCTTGCAAAGTTAAGAAATATTACACCAGAACAACAATTTGATTTAGCAGAACACAATCAAGATTTAGAAAGAGATAAGTTACGGGTTATTGCAAATGAAATTGAAAGATACAAAAAAGAATACAATCTAATAGATTTTAATGACATGATTACTGAGTTTACAAAATCAGACAAGTCACCAAAGTTTGATGTTGTATTTATAGATGAAGCACAGGATCTATCGTTAATGCAATGGGACATGGCTAAAACTATATGGAATAAAACAACAGATTCTTTTATTGCAGGTGATGATGACCAGGCTATATTTAGGTGGGCTGGTGCAGATGTAGATTCATTTATTGCACAGAAAGGTTTGATTATGCCACTTACACAATCACATAGAATACCGGCTATGGTGCATAACGTTGCAATGAATGTAATAAATAAAATTAGAAACAGAATAGATAAGTCTTGGAAACCAAAAACACATAAAGGAGCATTGTCTAGATATGATGATTTTGAACAATTAAATATGACTTCAGGTGAATGGTTAGTCATGGCTAGAACAAAGTATATGTTAAACGAGTTAGAAGATACTTTGTACAGAAACGGTTTGTATTACAAAAATAAATTTAAAAAAACAAAAGAACAAGAATTACATTATGCAGCACAGGATTGGGAAAGTTTACGTAAAGGTCAACCTATTGCATATAAACAAGTAGAGAGAATCTACGGATACATGAAAGATAATACAGATAAGAAAAAACTAAAGGGTATGTTAAAAGATGGATCTTATGACATAGACACATTAAAAAAATCTTATGGTTTAAAAACAGACAAACCTTGGTTTGAGGCATTTGATGATGCACCAGGCAGAGATGTAAACTATTTAAGAAAGATGAGAAAGAATGGAGAGAAACTAAACGAACCACCACGAATAACTTTGTCAACTATACACGGAGCTAAAGGTGGTGAATCACAAAACGTTGTGTTGTTAACTGATTTAAGTGAAAACACAATGAAGGCTTACGAAAAAAACCCTGATGATGAGAATAGATTGTTCTATGTTGGTGCAACAAGGACCAAGGAACATTTACATATCATATCACCAAAACAAGAATACAAAGGATATAACATATGAGTAAAGTTTGGGACAAACAACACGGAGGATCACACTATCAAAAATATAAAATTCAACCTAGCAAGTTTGTAGTTGAGAATGAATTGCTATATCCTGAAGGTTGTGCTATAAAATACATAATAAGACATAGAGATAAAGGGAAGAAACAAGATTTATTGAAAGCTATACATTTTATAGAAATGATTATTGAGAGGGATTACAAATGATACAAAAACCTATGTTCAGTCCACAAACTGAATGGATTCCACCACAAGACTTTCCTGATCTATCAAGATACGATGAAATATCAATAGACTTAGAAACTAAAGATCCACAATTAAAAACTATGGGGTCTGGATCTGTTACAGGTAAAGCTAGAATAGTTGGTATAGCAGTAGCTGTAAAAGATTGGGCAGGTTATTATCCTATAGCACATGAAGGTGGTGGCAACATGGATGAAAAAAGAGTTATAGAATGGTTTAGAATCATTCTAAACTACCCATCAACTAAGATATTTCATAATGCTATGTATGATGTATGTTTTATAAGAGCTGCAGGATTAAAA